CAATAGCATACCATGCTGCAATTGCAGACAAGGTTAAAGCTGTGGCAAACATTAAGAATATCATTTTGTAATATGCTTTGCGTGAATTTTTGCGCCAACAAAGGCATTATAAAATTCGTCTTTTATTAGAACATGATTAGTCATTTGCTCATAAAGCTCCCAGTAGGAGCAATCCCCTTTTGTTTTACAAAGATGTAGTATTTCTCTTTTATAGTTATCTACACCATTAGATTCAACTAATTCTTGAACCTCTTTACTAGAGCCATAATACGTTTTCCAGTCAGATTCTACTTTAGTCTTAACCCGTTTTTTTCTAGTTTTGGTAACAGGTAAAGTTTTAGGTGACCAAAAGAACTTTTTACCGATATACTTCTTACCGGTATTTAGCTCTGTTATTATATATACAAACCCTTGATAGTCGGGCGGAGTTTCAATAAAAGGTTCTCCATTATATATCCATGTCATCAATGAAACTTAATATAATTTTTATATTTAGGGGTAGCTGGTTTTGGTTTCTTCGCTACCGGTTTTGGTTCTGATACTAAAGTTGGTTTTGTTGCTTGTCTTCTTTCTAGATTTTCTTTTGCTGCTTTGCGAACGAAGTGGTCTTTATCATTCATTGCTTTAGCCAGATGTTCTTTAGTTGCATTAGGGTGTTCAGCCACAGCTTTTCTAACACTCCAATGTTCATCATCCAATGCTTTATCCAGATGTTCTTTAGTTGCTTTAGGGTGGTTAACAACATCTATGCGAGAGTATGGGTGTTCATCATCCAATGCTTTATCCAGATGTTCTTTAGTTGCATTAGGGTGATTAATAGCAGCGGTGCGAACATCTATATCCTTATCATCCAATGCTTTATCTAGATGTTCTTTAGTTGCATTGGGATGGTTAATAGCTGCTTCGCGGATGGACGATGATTTGTCGCGAATTGCTTTATCCAGATGTTCCTTTGTTGCATTAGGATGTCTAACTGCAGCCATACGAACCTTGTAGGAATCCTCATCATCCAAATCATCCAATGCCTTATCCAAATGTTCTTTAGTTGCATTTGGATGACTAGCTGCTGCTTCACGAACATCAGAATGCCAATCACCCAATGCTTTATCTAGATGTTCTTTAGTTGCATTTGGGTGTTTAGCTGCTGCTATACGAACACCAGAATCCCTAGCATCCAATACTTTATCTAGATGTTCTTTAGTTGCATTGGGGTGTAGTATTTCTGTTTTGCCGGAATCGTCATAAACCTCATCGTGTTTTTTATACAATAAATCGCCGCCTTTAGGTACTCCTGATAATCTACTTGCAACATCGTGCGCATGAGCAGTGAAGGATGGATGTTTAACGCCATATTCCGAATCAACGGCATATGCAACATGACCTTCGTCATTATGATGCGGGTGTAAAGTGGCTCGATAGATTTCTTGGTCATTATGGTCATGAACACGAACTACAGTAGAACCATGTTTAATCTCATGTTCCAAATAATGTTTATTGCTTCCAGTATCAACATTTTTACAACTTTGCTCGCCCCATGAGTGGCCTTTTGGGTGATTCTTATCCTTAGCCGAATTGGTTTGTCCCGCAACCTCAGTTCCTCTTACAACCGTAACATAATGACCTGCAGATTGTTTAGTTCCGGCTCTGGTGTTATCATTGGCAAATTCATTACGAAGCTTTTCGTCTTTAACTAATTTACCAATTTTAACATCTCTACCATAGTTGTCTTTGGTTACGCCTTTAACATAATCATCTTTATGGATTTCTTTGCCCAGATGTTGCTCTAGCTTCTTATGGACCTCCGATTTGTCTCCATCAAAACCTTTAAATTTCTTCCCGTTTTAAATTCATTATCCTTACCAAAGAAATGGTCGGTATCTTTACGAGCTTTATCGGTCATCTTAACATCTACATACTTTTTACGCTGTTCGTCAGTCAGATATTCTTTTAGAAACTCTTTAAATTGTAACATTTTAATAACCTTTGGTTAATCTTCTTCTAGACCAAACTCTTCTTCTTCGTATATGTCTCCGCCGCACACTGGACAATACACTATATCTGATAGAACGATTTCATTACCCTTAACTGTTATCTTACCTTCAGAACCGCAATGGTCGCAGTCAAAATGTTTTAATATTGACATTTTAGATTCCTTGTTGTTGTAATTTCAGATTCAAAACGAAATTCTCAACCACAAGTTTAGTAATTGTGGCAATCATAACCTCCCGCTCACTCATATTATATTTATCAAATTGATTTACTGTGTTTAATGCTATTAACCTATAAGCATCTTCTTCATTCATATTTAGAAGACCCCAATCAATAGGGTCCTCCGTTTCAATTTCTTTAGCTAATGCTGCTATTCTATCAACGGCTTCATTTAGTCTATCCATTGAACCCATTATGCTTTGCCCCAAACATCATCCCATGAACCAGTTAATGTACCCTTAGCATAATCAGTAACTCTTCCTTCAAAAAAGTTTCCATGAATAGGTGCATTAATCATGGATTCCACCCAAGGCAACGGATTCCGTTTAACCTTAAAGATACCTTTCATTCCAAGACTGATTAGGCGTCTATCGGCAATATATCTAATGTATTGCTTAACTTCTTCCGGTTTCAAGTCTCTCATACCAGTACCAGCAAATGATAGGTCAATAAACTTATCTTCTAGCTCAACCATCTTTTCAGCAATAGTGTAAATTCTTGACTTTAGTTGGTCATTCCAAATTTCTGGATTTTCCTTGATGAAAGTCTTAAACAACTTAATCATATTTTCAGTATGCATAGTCTCATCAACAATAGACCAAGTTACAATTTGACCCATACCTTTCATCAACCCATGACGCGGAAAGTTCAATAACATAATGAATGAACTAAATAATTGCATACCTTCAGTGAAGGCCGAGAATACGGCAATGTGAGTAGCAGTTGATTGTAGGTCACCATTCTTAGATGATATCTCAGTTACATAATCATGCTTATCTTTCATTTCTTGATATTCTAAGAATTGATTATAAGTTGTTTCTGGTAAACCAAGAGTTTCAATCAAATGAGAGTATGCAGCAATATGTAATGCTTCTCTCGCAGCAAACCCAAGCAACATCATTCTAATCTCAGGTTGAGGGAAATATGGAAGATAATTTTTAACATATCCACCAGCAACATCAATATCGCCTTGAGTGAAGAATCTAAAGATGTTAGTTAGAAAAGCCTTTTCGCCCGGAGTAAGTTTCTTTTTCCAGTCCTTAACGTCTTCCAACATCGGCACTTCCCCGAACAACCAGTGAGATTGCTCGTGCTTCAACCATGCATCATAAGCCCAAGGGTAATTAAATGGCTTAAAATAAGCTCTTTCATCCGTTAGGTTTAAATTTCGACTCAAACTCATATTTTTTCCTTTTTTGTAAAACCTAATCTAAAATCGTTGCCTGGACATTCTTTACTTCTTCTATTAATGCACCCGTTAGTCCACCACTTAGTACCTCTTACATTTGTGTTACCTTTAGAAGCATCAGATAATTTCTGTTTTAATTCTTCTGTCATATTTCTTAGTGAACCATAGTTATTACCCTTCATTCTCTGTGAGGATTTTTCTCTAACGTGTTCATATTTAGAAGCATTATATAATTGGAAATTATGAACTCCAGCTTCCATTAGTTTTTTAGCAGCAATGGAATTAGAAATTCTTCTTTTAATATTAGCCTGTTTTATAACTTCTTCGGTTAATAGAATACCAGGAGAAATGTTTCTATTTATCATTATATGTAAAAATTTTTCTTTACCAAAAACTCTATATAATCTTTTTAGTAGTTTAGATTCATATTCTCTGGCGTCTTCTCTCGTTACAATTTTAACTATTACAAAGCTCCCAATGCCAGTATCTTCTATTAATTGTCTCACGTATTTTGATGATGTAATATAAGATGTTAATAGATTACTAGGGTCAGAATATTTCCCATATTGCGACCCTATATAATATCTTCCGGTGGGTATATGTTTTAATTTATAAAAGTATGGTTTCATGTTATCCTCCTACTTTTATTTATAAAATCATAAACTTCAGTGTGTAACCAGTGTTATCCTTCGCAGGATAAGCAAACGTTTTCCTCTGATGCTAATGCTGTTAAATCAATCTCTTTCATTACTTCTCGTTCAATACGTCTAGAAACCTTATCGGCTTTTGCAATCTTATCGGAACGGCAGTAATACATTGTTTTTACTTTTTGCTTCCACGCCTGAAAGTGAACGGCATGGATATATTTAATATGGCTATCTGGTCTAAAGAATACATTCAATGATTGTGCTTGGTCTATATATTCTTGTCTATCAGCGGCATGTTGAACGACCCAACGTTGGTCAATTTCCATTGCAGTCTTGAATACGTCCTTAGTATAATCATCCATCCATTCTAAATGTTGAACTGAACCATCGTTTGCTATGATAGATGACCATGTATCGCCATACCAAGTTTCATTATGTTTCTCGGCTTCCTTTAGTATCACTTGGTCAAGATATTTATTCTTGTTAAGATGTGAACC